GCAACAGCTTGTCGGGGTGTACCTGCATTTCTTCGCCGATGGCCTGCAACACGCAAGCCGCTCCCATGATCTGTGCCGCTGTCGGTAGTCCCTGCGTTGCCATTAACTGACGGAAGGCGGCACGCCCCACCAGTTCTTCGTTGACGTTAAGCAGGTGGTCTGGTTGTGTTCTCATAGTCCGATCTTGGCGTACTGTGTGATCCGTCTCTTGTCGATACTGACCAACAGCCAGTCCCGCTTCTCGCCCTTCTTGGTCTGCGTTAAGCGGACGAAGGACACGACCAGGTTCTTCTTGTTCTCCGACATGACGAACGCCCCGTTAACGTGCAGGTCATCCGTCTCGATGTTCGCCTTGTGTGTGGCGTGAAGCTGCATGTACCGGAGTGGGTTGGGTACGCGGAACTCCTCGACCACACGGTAGCTCTTAGCTCTTGGCATGAGTTGTCTCCTGTTCGGGTTGGACCGGAACAACAGCGGTGTAGATGCCTGTGTTCGGGTCGTAGTCGAGTAGATCAATCGTACTCATGGCGATGTTCCACACGTTAGCCAAACACTTCATGGCTAACTCGGGGGTGCCGTTTGAGTAATCGGTGTGGTGATCGTTGAGCCGGGGCACGTTATTGCCGAACCCAATCTTCCGTGACTGTACCCGCAGTGCCTCATAGATCGGGCAGCCCGCCGCACCGCTCCCGTCTGTGGCCTTCCCGTTGACAAGGAAGTTTCGCCAGCCGTCCAGCGAGTAGGCTCCCCGGTTGTTGGTAGCCATGTACCGCACCATGTCCGCCCCGGTTAAGGGACGGACAGGGGCGTGCAGTACCAGACGTTCACCGCTTCGTGTGTAGTAAACGTACTTCATGTTTAACCCTTTGTGTTTGTGAACGACTGTGATCCTGGGGAGTTAAGCGGCCGGAGTTAGCAGGCCGATCCGCTCCATCGTCTCGTTCCAGACGGCCGCCGCTTCGGCTCGGGTGGTGTCCTTGTGGTCGTTGAAGCACACGATGACAGCCATGTTGTCTCCGCCTTTGGCTGGACGCTTCCCCTTCAAGCGAAGGCGGATCGTCTTTGCCAGTTCCTTAGCGATCGGGCACGATCGGGGACTGTTATCGAAGGTGTCGTACTCAACGTCCTTATGGGAGTTGCCGTTGACTAGCGTGTTACGCCAGCCCATCAGGCAGTGCCGGGTGTGTCCATCGTCGTACCCGCCCTTCCGCATGGAGTTAGCCCGCAGCCGGGGAACGTCCCGGACCAGGATGATTGGCTTTGAGTGGCCTTTGAGTTTCACAGTTCTGTTCATGGTTCTGTCCTTGAGTTGGTGTGCGAGCGGAGAACCACACGGTTCCCTCAATAGTGCAACTATAAGCAAGCGTACAGTTCAAGAGAAAAAGAAGGGGGATTCCAAGACATGCGATATGTCCAGCGTCCCCTTGTCCGGGATCGGCAGCAGTTCTTCACCGTCAGGCAGCAGGGGCTTAACGTCCTCAGCGAAGTTAGCGAGTACGTCATTACCCTGATACATGCCGACGAAGGAAGAACGCAGGTCACGTTGAAGTCCGGGCATGTCGGCCGCGTGTGTGCCGTAATCATCATGCACCATCTGGAAGTGAGTAACCCCGTGACCCACGGCCCGGCTAACACACAGGGACAGGGCCGCAGCGTCCATGCTATGAACGAAGTTAGGACTGATCGCGTTAGCCATACGCCGCTTGTCGATCTTGTCCGTGTCCTCACGCATGGTCATAAAGGTGATCGACTCGCCAAGCTGTGTCTTAACTCGGCGTGCCTTGGTTTCCATGTACGACTGCATCACCGGCAGACCCGAAGGTGCTGTCCAGTTAACCGGCAGTCCCGCCTTGGCTACCTTGCGTGCCGCATCCTGTAGCCAGTCCATCGCCTCGGACGCCTTGGCTACCGTGTTGTTAAGACTCGTCCACAGTACCGTGCCCATGTAGGAGCAGGCTTGGATAGCGAGCTTGTCATCGTCACCCATGAAGGGATGCTTGCCGCCTGACTCAGCGACCTCATCGAGTACATCCTTCACGAACCCCTTGCAGGAATACAAGGTGCCACCGTAGGGGAAAACCATCACGGGACGCTTGGCTAACGTGCGGTTAACTAGCCCGGAATCCAACCAGGCTGTTGCCAGTTCCACGTTACGGGCAGCGATCCTCTCGTCGTGTGCCCCGGCGTCGGTCATCGTGCCGCCGGAGAGGACATCCAGTTCAAGAAACTCAGCGGCCCGAGCAGCTACCTCTTGGTAGATATCAGCGGGCACATCAGCGGGCGTTAAGTTAACGGCGGCTCCACCCTCAGCGTCCCGCAGCATAGCCGAGAAATGTTGAAGCCCGTTAGCCGTCCCGTCTACCCCGATCGGGAGAGAGGACTCGAACTCTAACCCGTCAGTCTGGTAGCCAGCCCACTCGAAGCAGGCGGCTAAGAACTGCCACGGTTTGTCTGCCTCGGTCCACCAGCGATACGTTAGCGGGTCCATCGCAACCGCCATGATCCTATGGGTATAGTCGTGGGTCCACCGAACTCGGTCAGCCAGCGGCAGCTTGTCCATCCCGAACTTGTTAGCGACATGGACAGCTAACGCATCGGCGGCAGCCTGTGTACCAAGCGGCTTGCCCACTGCGAAGGTAAGCAGCGACTTGGCTACGTCATCCCCTTGTGGGTTAAGACTGCCGGGCACAGGGTAGAACCTGCCCCGGAAGTCCATCGTGTACGGGAAGAAGATTTCCTTTTCGTCCTTGAACCGATCCGCAACGTACACCGTGCGGGCTAGCTGGATACGCTTCGATGTCCGGCGGTGGTTCGATTCGTGAATCTTGGTAGCCTTCCGCTTCCACTGAACCAGAAGCTCGGGGTCCGCCTTGATCTCATCGGTTAACTCAGGTAGCTCGATCGGCTCAGCGGCAGGCAGCCCGGCCTGTTGTGCCCACCCTCTGTCCTTCACTTCGTTGAGCACTTCGAGTACCGCATCGTTAACCCGGTAGCTCGTCCGTTGGAGAGCGTTGATCGTGGCGTACACAGCGGGCATATCCACGTTGTTAAGCTCTTGGAGATACGCCTTGTGTTTCGTCTTGACCAGAGTGAGTGGCGTTAGGAAGTCGGTGTGATACCCACCACCCACGCTACCCGTCCAGTCCAGCGGCGGGACAACCATCGGCAGGTTAACGGGGGCGAGCAGTTCACAGTATGAGTTCTTGTTCTTGATCCAGTCCATCGCCTCTTTGGTGGCGACTAACTTGGAGACGGTGTTGTTCCGTCCCTTGTGGAAGGTGACTACCTCGGTCAGCTTGGTCACGTTGCAGAAGATGTCGATACACTTCCGGCCCAGCGTTAACTTGCCGACCTTCGACCAGTCCTGCCACGGGACACCGTACTTGTTCATGGCGTGACGCAGCACGTTCCGCTTGTGGCGTTTGTTTTGGGAACGGCTGGTGCCGTTGAGAATCTTTCGGTATAACCGCTCGGCTTTGCGGGCCTCACGGTCCCCGTCTTTGGGGAAGGTGAAGTTCTCGAAGTGCATGAACCTGACTTCATCCTCAAGCCGGTTGGCTACCTGAATACAGGCAGCGGTTAAGCTAACGTCCTGACTGATCTGATCCAGGATCACACGGCCGATGATGAAGGCAGCGACGTAGGGATCAAGCTGCTTGAGGTACTTGACGGCCGAGTGGTTGCGGCCAGCCTTACCCTCGGCGGACTCGATGAAGTCGGTGATGGCCTTGGCTACCGGCTCGATGACGGCCTTGAGTAGCTGCGATCCGGGACGGGTGGATGACTCGGTGCCTTTGTCTAGGGAACTTAGAGTTTCCTTACGGTATCTACTAACACCTAACTCCAACATATCCCTCTCAAGGTCTACCTGTTTAGTCATACTGTCAGTCATCTTTAAGTCTCCTGTTAGTGACTCTTAAAGGGGAGCCAATGGGTATCCCTATGTGTCCCTCAATAGTGCAACCAAAAGTATGCTTACAGTTAGGGACACAGGATCGGACACTGTGACCGGCACAACAGCCCGTCACAGACACACAACTGTAAGCTAACGTACAAAGCTAAGTACAGTAATAACTTAGGTCTAAGCTATTCATCGGACATAGGTTACAGGATGATTTTGAATCCGCCGCGTATACCAATTCCGCCACACCGGCATTGTCAGATAAGGACTTACGACTTTACCTATCGTGTCATCCGTCACAAACCTGACGGATCGGGCACAGGATTGACTGTGTGCCCGACGCTGCGGATTATATCCGATTTAGTTGAGGACCGCTATAGCGTCCGCGTGCTGCTTCGGTGCCAGGTGTGCGTATCTCATGGTCATCGCTAACGTCTTATGTCCTGCCAGTTCCTTGACCGTTAGGATGGGGACGCCACGTTGGACTAGCCGGGAACAGAAGGTGTGACGGCAGGTGTGGATAACCCACTGCTCGTCATCGTCCTGTCCCAAGTTGGTCCGCACGATGCCCCATATCCTGACCACCTGATCGTACTTCAACCCAGCCCACGGGCCGTCCGTTCCCTTCCGGTCCCACTGCTCGAACAGCTTAACGAGCCGGTCGGTTAACGGGATGGTGCTGTTGGTTCCACCCTTCCGCTTAGCCAGCATGACGGTGGCTGTCCCGTCCCCGTGCATTACGATGTCAGCCCACTTAACTTTGAGTGCTTCCCCGACCCGTGCCCCCGTGTCTAACAGGAACACGAACAGGTCGGCTACTTGGTGATACCCATAGTGCCGGGTCGTGTTAAGGATGGCATCTTCTTCCTGCTTGGTGTACCACCTGACACGGTGGGTGCTCTCCCGCTTGCGTTCAATGCGGGGCTTGTGTGGAATGTACCCACGCTGATAAGCGAAGGTCATCATCTTCGACAGGGCGGCGAGCTTGCGGTTAATGGTGGCATTGCTGTTGCCCCGCTTTGCCAGCTTAACCACGGCGGCATCAATGTCCGCTGCGGTTACGTCTTCCGGCTTGGTCATCGGGCCTAGCAGTTCTACCATCTGCTCCGCGTTAGCTACTGTCGTCCGCTCGCCGGATGTGCCGGACCAGTACCGCTCTACTGTCATGTCTTTCAGTGTCTCAAGGGTAGCGGGCTTGCCATTCCCTTCTCGAATGTTGGCGGGCTTAACTCCGCTCAACACTGCGGACTTGTTATCCAGCATCCAACGCTCGGCCTCATCACGGGTATCGAACCCGCCCTTACGGAACCGCTCGCCCTTGTGGGTGAAGTCGGCCTGCCATGAGTCGCCTCTTAACTTAACTGCCATGTGATTCTCCTATCGTGTCTAGGAGTTTTGACCAGAACTTCCTGCCCCTAGAATTAAGGACTAACACCAAGCGGTTAGCTTTCTCGGGGTCTGGTCCTACGGAAACATAATCAAAACCCGGACGCTTGCGGTTGACCGTGTTGCTCCACACTTGGAGTATCCGTGTGGTCGCAGCAAGGCTGACGCCTAACCTCTCGGCCAGATGGTTCTTGGTACACCGCCCGTCCATCAATGCGATCGTGATGAACGCACTGATCTGATGGGCCTGCATTTCGGGGTCTAACTCTCGGAACAATTCGATCAACTGGAATAGCCTGCTGCCTGTCGTTAACTCCTGCCTGGTTAACATGCTGTACCACCTTCCTCTCCCGGCTGATGTTCACCTCGTACTTCATGTACCTGATGGTGAGTTCGTCGGGTTGTCTTTGTACCGATAGCCGCCACCTGAGGCTGTCCTGTAGCCGCGTGACTGCGACGGTGAAGAAACGAAAGGACATTGAGCGGACACTGAATCCCCCTAACCTTGAGTCATTCATAACTAATCTGCCTTAACTATAAGATGCCTGATGGTTTCAGTCAACAGGGTGGCATAATGTAACGCTGTTTATTGGTGGTGCAAGTCTCCTTAAATTAACAACCCGACCGGCCAAAGTAACTTGACCGGCCGGGCCACAAAGGGTCAGACACGGGATGGCTGAACCCGCCGGTTTAACTCGGCGTTAGTCCAGAGGTCCAACCATTCTAACCCTGCCTGTACTTCTCTCAACTCATCGGGAACATGGCCGTACTGATTGCGTGCCCCTTCGAGCATCGTGTCCGTGTACCGGATTAACTCACGCAACTGTAACAGCCGGTCCCCTGTCAGCTTGGGGCGTGCCATCATGCGGTCACGCCTAGCTGATCTTCGATCTTGTCCAGTGCGTCGGTGATAAGACACCACTTGTGAAGCGTTAACGAATCCAGCTTGTCGGCTTCGTGTCCCAGGTTGTGTATCCTTGTCCTTAACTTGGCAAGGCTGGTTGCCCCGACCACTTCGAGTTCGGGTTGGGAATCATCGGCCGCATCGGCGGCATCCAGTTCAGCTATCAGTGCTTCGTGTGTCATGGTGTGTACCCTTCGTGTTAAGGTTAAAGAAAAAACAGGCCCGACTATCACAGTGATAGCCGAGCCTGTAAGGAGACAGTTCGTAGTTGGTTAGTTGTACGCCGCTGCTGCCTGCCGCTCGTTAGCCTTGCGGTATCGGGCAAGCTCGGCGTCACACTCATCGTCCGTCGGTTCGGTGTCGCACTTGTCCATGAAGGACATCATGTGCATTAACTCGTCCCCGGTCAGGGCGAATGAACCTTCGGGGATGCGGTCTTTCAGTGTCGCCATGAGGTCGTCCATGTTGGCGGTACGGTGAGCGAGTACGGACATTACCTTTCCCGTCTTGATGTCACGGATTTCAGCCCGGACCTGAGCGGTTAACTCATCGGGAACCGGGAAGCCGAGCGTGTCTGCGATGAAGCGGATACCCTGCATCGCCCGTGTCAGGGACCGCCCCGCTTTCTCCATGCCGCAGACAACACAGTGAGCGGTGCCCATCTTGATCTCTTTCATTCGCCACTCGTTCGTGTCTGCCTTGCCGGGCACAGGCTCGGGAAGGAAAGCCCACCCTTCCACCTGATGCGTGTCGTCCTTGTGGCTGTCCTGCTGCTTGCTTTTGTTGTTAAACATAACACTGTCCCTTTGTGTTGGGGTAACGTGAAGCCCTAACCACACGGTTAAGACAAAGCCGACCGGACCCCGAAGGATGCGACCGGCAAGGGTAAGAATGGGGACACAAAGCGTTAACCTTGTGTCCCTCAATAGTGCTACTCAATTATCCACGCCACCACCGGACGCCAGAGCGGGAAGCTGGCAGTGACAACGGTAAGCCACACGATGACCGCGAGTATGTCGCCTGCTTGTGATCTCATCGTGGCCCCCTTAGAAGTTAAGTATGTCGAACCGCTTGACCACATCCATGCACACCTTCACCTGTGCCCGGCGGTGACGGCCACCCTCGGCCACGATCTTGCCGTCCACGATTCGCTGCTCGGTGGCAGTGAACACCACCAGCAGTGCCCGCCTGCTTGTGCTGGGTTCGTGAAGGTAGAAGTTAACCCCGGTCCAGGTTGGGTGATGAACCTTGAGGTAGTCGAGCACGGCGGTCTGTGCTTGCGGGACTTGCTGCTCCTGCTTGAGCGGCGGGCACGGTACTCCGTGTGCAGACAACGGGACGCCGTGCTCGTTAACTCGACGCTTGGCCTTGGGCATCGGCGGTGCGTCTGGTTCCTCGATCTGTGTGATGCGGGGTCCACCGAAGGTTAGCTCGGTGGGGAACTGTCGGTTCTGGTTGACGCTCGGGGTTGCATCTTCCATCGCTGCCTTGAGTCGATCAATGTGAGTCATGGTCTTACCCTTTGTGATAGGGACAGTGAAACACCCGGCACGTTGCCGAGTTAAACCGACCGGCCCCATTCACGGGGCCAGTCAGTAAGGGTAGGTGTGTTAACGCTTGGCCTTGTTGGTCTGCCGTGCTACCATCGGTTCCCCGCTGTGTCGGTTACTCATCCACTGCTCGATCTTGTCTTTGATCCACGCTTCGACATCATCATTGTTGTCCCCTAGATACTGGCCGGGGATGATGATGTCGTGCTCGGTGATGTCGATGTGTTCTCTTAACTTCGCAAGGTCAAGGTTACCGCAGTAACTATAGTCCGCCCACCTGCCGGACCACCCGTTCTTAGCTTCGAGTCCGTACACAAACAGCCGCATAGCTGCCGTGTGTCCGACCATGAACCCGATCTCACTCAAGTCCCAAGGCGAGTTACCCAAGCGGATAAGCTGACAGTTCTTTTTGCTGTCACCGCTTGAGTACAGCCACAGTTCCACCGGGCGGAAGTTAGCCAGTGCCAGACACAGGCCGATGATCGCTGCCCCTCTTAACCTTGCCTGCTCGGCAGTCACACCGCAGGACACCGCCATTGCCACGAACACCCGGATCGGTGCCGTCTCACTGTCGGCAGATACCCGGCGTCTCATCGTGAAGGGATGACCGCTGATATAGTTCGGCACGATCGGGGAGAATCCCGATACACCGGGACTGATCGTGACACCTTCTGTCTGGACATCCAAGCTGTTAACCAAGTCGTTAAGTTCCTCAACGTGCTTGGTGTAACCTTGGGTCAGCATGTCCATCGGCTTGTCGCCGTGTTCCAGACNTGTGTATAAGAGACAGCAAAGTAGTCATGCAAACCGTCACCGTCTCCCGGCTTCTGCTTGCCGCTCTTGAGGTCTTCGATACGCTCCACCACCTCATCCACCCATTCCCCAAGCGTGTCGTACTGCTTGAATCTGTCTGTCTTGCAAAGTGACATGGCTTACCCTTCTGGCCTACTGGCCGGTTAGTTGAATCAACCCGCTCGGCGTTAACCGGGCGGGCTGTAAGTTAACTTACAGTTAAGCCGCAGCGTACTCATCGCTGAGCTTCGACGGCTGATAGCCGGTCGGCTTGATCTTGTCCCAAGCCGACTTCGGCAGACCCTTGCGGATCGTCAGGTCGATGACTTCGTTCCGGGTATACAACGGCTGTCCCGTTGTCTCATCCGTCATGCTCAACAGCGTGACACCCCGGAAGGTTGACCGTGGGGTAGCGATCGGACGACCCCGCAGCTTAACTTCGGCGGCCTTGCGGCGAACCGATCGGACGATTTCGAGCCACCCATCGTGTTCCCTTGGTGTCGCTGCCCGTTCCATCGTCTCATCGACCGGGAAGTGCAGGTACTCGAATCGGTCGGTCGATGCCCCGTCCAGCTTTTGTGCGGTGCTGTATTCCGCATCGCCGCCAAGACCGACCGTGTTACCCGCTGCCAGAATCAGGCAGTCCTTATGGCGTTCCACCTTACCATCCGGGAAGTCCATATGGCCGTTAGCCAGTGCGGCATTGAACACGGCCACCGCAGACGGGTTGGATCGGTCGATCTCATCGAACAGGAACACACCGCCATTCTCATAGGCATCCCGGAAGGTGGACCGAACCAGCGAACCGCCAGCGTTAACGAACCCCGTTAACTTGAACTCATCGTGAACCGCCGACGTGAAGTAGAACGACATACCCAAGGTATCGGCTACCTGCTTGGCCGCTGTCGTCTTGCCTGACCCGGCAGGACCATACAGGTAGTAATTGCCCAGGGTGCCGTCAGGGTTGCGGGTTGACGCCAGTAACAGCAGATGCTTGAACAGGCAGTGCCTCGGCTTGTCGCCGCTGGCTTCGTACTGCTTGGTGTTGACCTTGATGACAAGGTTAGGCGTCCGCTGTCCACCCGATGCTGCCGCTGCCGCTGCATCGGCATGATCCATCGCCGAATCCATAGCCCGCTTGATAGCATCGGTGATCGTCTCACCAAGTGATCCAAGTTGTGACAGGTTAAGCTCCACTTCGGGACGCTTAACGTCGGCCTTCTTGGTGTCCGTGGTGCTGTCGTCGGTGCTGTCAAAGTCAAAGTCATCCGACGAGTCCTGACCTTGACTGCTGGAATCTGTGCTGCTGCCAGTATTCCGGGCCTGATACTCGATCGTGATGACAGCCCGGCCGTAGGCCGCGATCAGCTTGTCCCGAAGGTCTTGGTTAGGTGTCACTGTCGCCGCCGTCTTGGCGTTCCATCGGACGAAAGGCTCGAATTGCATACGTCGAGCGTACACTGTCGCCTTCCGTATCTCTGCCGTTCCACAGGTCCGTAAGTTAATCTCAATCGTCTTTGTCATCGGTCTACCCTTTGTGAAGGAACAATGAACCGTCTGCCGACCATTGGCAAACGAATAGGGACACTCGGCGTTAACCAAGCGTCCCTCAATAGTGCTACTTAACGTCGGTTAGTGTTCCGCCCAACCGACGATAAAGGCCCGCCAGTTCATCCAAAGCGTCGTCATAATCTCGCCGATCGTCGTCGTCTTGAATATGGCCGGATAACTCGGTGGACTGGTCAATTACAAACCCCAAGTTATCAATATCGCTCTTGGTGATAATCACTTGTTTCACGGTCGATTCCCTTCGGTTAGTTAGGATGTGTAGGATAGCTCACAGTTAACACTCCTCAAAGATTAGAGCCCGGGAACCGTTGCGAAGGCCGAGCCGATCCCCGAAGTATTCCGGGAGAAAGTCAGTCCCAACGTGGCAACGGTTCCGCAGGTCTTGACAAAGCCGGGCCTCGTCTTGGTCGGGATCGACGGTTATCGTGCCGATCGGTCGGGAATAGACACCATCTTCATACCAGTCAAGCCCGTTGTCGGTGCGGACAGACACTTCGATTACAGTTAAAGAAAACATGACTTACCCTTTGTGTTAGTCGGGAAGATACGCTCCCCGATGGATTATGAATCGGACCACTAGGCGTTAACCTAATGATCCGTGTGAAAGTCTATGATGCCGCAAAGTTCACCTTACCGTATCCTAATTCACCCGTTAAGCGTCTTTATAGGTCGGAAAGTCTCTAAGAATAGAGCGTCGTGAGACTGACTTACCGATTGTTCCATAGGTTGACTATAGGATGATTCACTAGGGCATAACCCACGTTAACAGTTTAAGATTGTGTAAAGGTCGTGAGACACTGACAATCCGTTAACTACGCTACTCATAGGCACTATGATAAGTTTACCTTTTAGATTTATTTAACAGACCCGGTTAGTAACCTATCGTTAGATCGTATCATCCCGATACGTCCTCTTAGTGTTTACCTGTCTGCTATGCCGACCCGATCCCCACTGCCAATCACACTGCCAGCTATGCTTAGGTGCCCGCTATCGTATCCTGTCAATCCCGGTCTTATTCTGGTTACTGACAGGCCGTAGCATCGACGACACTTGACATCCCCCGGTGGGCGTCGGCTATTCACTTGTCAACGATCAATCACTTAACTGTCAATACTCTAACCGATGCTATCGGCTATTGCAATGGGTATCATCAAAAATTGTGGCATATCGTACACTTTTTGCCTACATTTTGATATCGCAATGTGTTTATTTTACAGTGACTTACAACAATATCACTTTTTTTTGACAATCGGACGTTTAATCCCCTTGACGACCCTATTATGACTACTTTTTGTTGACCTATCGTGTGTTTTTAGCCTATGTTTACCGATACTTTTTGCATCGGCATATCGTAAACCCCTTATTTTATAGGGTATTTTGATATGATCCATTGTATCGGGCATGATTGTTTGTTTGTAGTGTGTCGCCAGTGTCGGCACGCTCCCGGTTTATTGTGTCATATGGTTCACCTATCCGGGCGGTTAACTTGGTGATCCGCTGGTGATCCG